AAGCAGGTAAAGTAATCGCCGGTATCGCGGTCAATGAAATCGAAGATTACAATGCTGAGTCCGCCGCTCTGCAAGAATTGATTGCGCTGACGAAAGATATCAACGCATATCACAAAGTCAATATCATTCTGGTAGCTCACGTAGTTCAAGCTGAGTACCGGAATATAACCAATAACACTACTCATATCAGCCGAACGATTGTAACGGCTGGTAAGAAAGTAGCGCCAAAGATTCCCGCATATTGTGGTGAGGTCTATCACTTCAATATTGAGAAGGGATTTGAAGAAGGAAGGGGAGGTGACTATTCATTACTGACTGAGCATACTGGTGATGACTTTGCGAGAACTGCAATTGGACTGCCGAGTAAGATAGTATTTGGTGACAAGCCAATCTACGATACGTATCTGAAACCGGCTATCGCAAAGTTACAACAACAACCACCACCAACACAGAAGTTTTAACACAGGAGTAGGACAATGCCTTTCATTCAGTTCGGTGAACGTGATTTGCTTCGTGGAAAAGTTGTGGAACCCGGATGGTATATCATGCACATTGACAATGTGGGTGAAGCACCATCAAAGGATGGTGGTTCCACCAACTATCCAGTAGAAGGAACCATTGTGAGACACATGGACAATGGTTCTGAGGAGTTCAAAGGAGTTCCTATCGATTGGAACTTCAACTCTAAAGCCATCGGATTCGCAGTAGGTTTCCTCGCAGCATTTGGTGTGGAAGCCAAGACAGGAGTTCGCTTCGAGCTTTCCAATGCTATCGGGAAAGACCTCGGAGTATTCGTGGAGAACGGTGAGTGGCAGGGACGCATCGTCAATCGCGTCAACCACAAGTATCGTTCTATCACGGTCTAGTTACAGTTACAGATTGCATGGACTTTGCCCCAATAAGCTATCGCACTGGATAGTGAATAAGGCAGCGTTCTCCTCTGCTGAACGTGCGCAGTCCATGCAATACTTTCAACGAACTATTTTGGAGAAAAGGAATGACGAACATGGTTGACCCAAACGAACTACCCGAAACTGATCCGGCAGTTATCCCAGAACCGGAACCAGAACCTGAACTTGAGCCAGAGGAAGAATCATCTGACGATGAGTTTGAAGACGACGAGGAAGATGATGACGATGATTCTTTTGATGAAGATGAGGAAGAAGAAGACTCATCGGATGACGGTGAGATTGAGCCAGAGGAATAGTTCCTCCACTGTAGTCTGATGATAGGAGGCGCACTCAACGTCGTATGTTTACGAAGTCACGGGTGCGCCTCCGCATTTACTCGAATAGGAAGGAAAAAGAAAATGAGTGAGGTGACTAGTCCAATCAGGATTGTAGGACGGATTATCAAGGTGAGTAAAGCAGGTTGGGGCTTTATTTCATCTAAGGATATTCAGTTCACGCGCATCTTCTTTCACTGGACATCCTTGAAACAGGATACACTTCCATTCCTCGAACTAAGGACTGGAATGATTGTAGAGTTTACTCCGATTCAAATCGAGGGTAAAGGTTACAGGGCAATCCACGTTAGAGTAATAGAGAAGCCTAAAGTGGAGAAAGAAAATGCTGACGTGTCCACACTGCCAGAGCCAGCGAATGCTGGAACAGGTAACAATTAGGTGGTACTACTGCAACAACTGTTCAAAAATGTTCGAGGTGAATGATGACTCAGAGCGAAAAGGTGAAGGTAGTAGCCAAGATTCTCAAGAAAAGATTTCCAAATCTGACCACCGAGGAAACTATTCATCTCGCATTCCAACTAGTAGAAGCGATAGATGAACCTCCAACCAAGGTAAGTAATCAGGAATGAGTGAGCATAAGTATGTCCCAGGAATGGGACCAATTGGTGCTCGTATGATGGTGTTAGGGGAAGCGCCATCATATGAGGAAACAGCAGCAGGTAAACCATTCGTAGGTCCATCAGGCCGCGAATTGGATAGACTTCTGAAAGACGCGGACATTAATAGATCAGACCTGTGGGTTACTAATGTCTGCAAGTACGAAGTTCCCCCAAACACTTCTACCCGAAAGAAAGTACCATTTCATGTCAGAGCCAAGAATCATGGCATCGATATGAATAAGCAGCTAGAGGAACTGAGAGTTGAGATAAATGAAGTTAAACCTAACGTCATACTCGCTCTTGGTGGGACTGCTTTATGGGCACTTTCAGGAAAGACCAAGATTAGTAAGTTTCGAGGTTCAATCCTCCGGGGAATGGGCACGAAGTTTGTGCCTACCTATCATCCCGCACACTTGTTGCATAGTGGTGCGGGTGGAGAAATTAAAGGTTACTGGAATCGACAGGTTATGATCTTCGATTTCAAACGCGCATACACCGAATCATTCACACCACTCCTCGACCTACCTAACAGAATTTTGCAGGTATGCAAAAACTCAGGCGAACTACATGAATTTTTAGTACGATACAAACATCACAAGAAGATGGCGGCCGATATAGAAGCTGGCGGTTCATGCCTACCAATTTGTATCGGACTCGCATTCAGTCCATTACATGGAATGTGTGTTCCATTGTGGAACAAAGGTGGAATCAGTAACATACCAACTTCTGACCTAGCTACCTGTTGGAGGATGCTCAGTGAGACTCTATGGGAGAAAGAAATTGTTGGACAAAACTTTAACTATGACCGAGATAAAATACGTAGACTTGGATTTGCAATTCAACGTATACACAGTGATACTCTGCTCAAAGCCTTCGCAATTAATCCTGAGCTCCCGAAACGGCTTGCATTTCTTACTTCTGTCTACACCAGAGAACCGTTCTATAAAGACGACGGTATGTATGAAGGGGAACTTAAAGATTTATTCATTGGATGCGCACGTGATGCTTGTGTCACATACGAGATCAATGATGCGATGGATGCTGACATTGATGAACTTGGAGTTAGGAAGTTTTACGAAAACTTTCTGATGGAGCTGCCTGACTTCTACTTGGAGATAGAGAATAACGGATTCAATATCAACAAGACGAAGCAACTAGCACTGATCGAGAAATATGTAGAATGGAATGAGCGACTTAACTACGAACTGTTCAAACTAGCCGGTGACAAGCAAGTCAATGTAAACTCACCAAAGCAAGTAGCTCAACTACTGTATGGTGACTGGTTCCTACCTCGAAGGAAAGGAACTGGTGAGGAAGAATTAACTAGCCTACTGAACTTACAGTCAGGTGTGCGTAATCCATCTCACCGCGAGTGGATTGAAAAGTGTCTAGAGAAACGGAGAGTGCGCAGAACTATTAGTAACTATTTGAACGCACTACCAGATTTCGATGGGAAGATGCGGACTACGTGTTATATGTGTCTTGAAACTGGTAGAACCAGTACAGGACAACAGGAGCCACCCATTAGACCATTAGTAGATGTAGTTGGTAAGGGTAAAAAGAAAGACATGAAAGCGATAGGTATACCCTTTCAGACTATGACCAAGCATGGTGATATTGGTGCGGATGTCCGCGAAATGTACGAGCCAGATGAAGGTGAAGTATTCGTTCAGTTAGATTCGAGTCAAGCTGAAGCGCGAGTAGTTTTCAATCTCGCAGGTGATGAACAAGCCTTAGAGGACATAGACGCCCATGATTACCATGCTCTCACTGCTTCTTGGTTCTTCGGTGGTACTGAATCTGATTACTCTAAAAAGGTACTCGGATACGAAAGCCCGATTAGATTTGCTGGTAAGACTCTCCGCCATGCAGGACATCTCGCAGCCGGTAAACGACGAGCGGCGGCTGAACTTAACACACAAGCTCGAAAATATAAAATTGCATTCACAATAACGGAGGCGCAGGCGGAACACGCGCTCAAGATATTTCACCACAAGCAACCTAAAATCAGGCAAGTCTTTCATGCAGGAGTAATCGATGAACTTAAACGATCCAGAAAACTCACCGCACCACTCCCGTACGGAATCGACGCGCCTCATGGCGGCGTTCGTATTTTCTTTGAAAGATGGGGAGATGACCTTTTCCGTGAAGCATTTGCCTATCTTCCCCAACGAGCTGTTACTGATAATACCAAAGCAGCGGGTATTAGAATCAAACGAAACTGTCGCGAAGCAAAGATCATTCTGGAGGCGCATGATGCGCTTCTTTTCTCTGTTAGACGAGAGTATCTGAATGACTTTATTCCGATGGCCCAGAAGGAGATGGAACGTCCTATTAATTTTACTTGCTGTTCACTACCTCGTAGGTTTCTCAAAATTCCGTGCGAAGTGGAAGTGGGAGAGAACTACAAAGACTTAAAAAAGTTTAAGTTTGAAGGAGCAGCAGTTTGACATGGCTAGAAACTTTGCTATCTCAACACTCCGAGCTAGAAAGTCCCATGAACTTTTGGTTATGGAGTGGTATGGCTGCAATCTCGGCCGTAGTAAAGGATAACGTATGGATGGATAGACAGATTTACAACTTGTATCCTAATATCTATGTGATGCTACACGCGGAATCAGGACTAAAGAAGGGTCCACCGATTAGCCTCGCAAAGAAGTTAGTACGAGAAGTAAACAATACGCGCATCATATCAGGCAGA